CGCCCACGCCCACCCCCCCCCGCCGCGGCCGCTCATCCCAGCCGCTGCTTTCGGGGATGTCATCCAGCGCGTCTTGGCGCAAATCCAACAAAGGCAGTTGCCGCTCAATTTCCGCCGCAATGCTATCGGCAAAAACCAGCAGCAGCCGCTCATATTCGCGCTCCGTGGCGTGCGGATACAACCAGCGCTTAGGTTTTCGCCGCGTAGTCTTGGGCATCTGCGCCATCGTGTACCTCACGTTTCAAACCAAATTGCTCTCGCTGGGCGAAATAATCCGCCGCCTGCGTCTCGCTTACTGCACCAATAGACACCGCCTGCGCCACCGCATCAACTTCGGTTTTCAGCGTATCTACTGCCAGTTTCGCCATGTCCGCCTGCTCGCGTGCTGTTGGCACATACAACGGCGACCACTTAATGCGCCAGCCATCAGGGATTTTGCCCTTGATGCCGTTTTGCAATACCAACAGCGCAATCAGCCGCTCCAACATATTGCCCACACGCACCCGCTCCGCTTCCACCAATTCATGGAAATTGCGCAAATCGCCTTCACCCGTGGCAGATAGCCCACTCGCCGATTGCCCAAACAACTGCGCCAGCGGAATACCCGTCTCCGCCGAAATCACTTGCTCAAACTTGCCGATGATGTCAGTCAAACCGCTCACATTCATATCGTTTACGGTGTAACTGTCCTCACCGTCCACCGCCACCGTGTTCAGCACCCCGCGCGAAGCATCCACCGCCTGAATTCGCTGCTGAATCGTTTCTTCAAAATTGCTCTCAATCAAATCAGCCAAGCCCTTCATGGCATAAACAGGCTGCTGCTTGCGATCTAAAATCTGCTTGGTGCGCTCGCGCGTGGTTTCCCAATCCAAAATAGCCTTGTAAGCACGGTCAACCGCATTGCCGCCCTGCCAATAAATGCGCGTGTCTTTCAGCATTTCAGGCAGCCTGAAACCGTGAATGGGGAACACACGGCTCTCATGCACAACAAACTGCGTCTCGCGCGACGAAATGCGGTAAAACTCCGGCTCGCCGAAATTCTTTTGCGTGGCATCGCCATACAGCGCACCTTCCACCGAAACTTGATTGATGCCAAACACCCGCAATTCCACCACTTCAACAGGTTGCGAAACGTCCAACGGCTCGTTCAATCCTTTGCCGTCTGCTACCAGCGGAATCACGCACGCCCCGCCAAACAACCGCGCCAGCTTCAACGCATACGCCGCCGTTTCAAACACATTCAAGCGGTCAATCTCCGATGCCAGCAAATTGTCCGCATCGCCTTCAATCTCAAAACCGCCTGATAACGCCTTATCAGCGGGCAAATCCACCACACGGCGAAAAATTCCACCCTGCGCATACAAAAAAGGCGCAGAAACCGAAGTTATCCGCACCTGCTGTTTGCCGCCCAACACTGCCTGCAAAAAGCCATCTAACCTAAATTTCATAATGATAATGCCTTAAATCGTTTCATCGCGTCCATGCTGCCGATTAGCGGCTCAATGGCATAGCGGATGGCGTCAATGCAATGGTTATGCGCGTCCATCGGCACAGGCAACACATCCCCGCTCAAACGGTCAGTCTTGTAGCTATACAGCCGAAACTCCCGCGCCGTTTCCGTGCAACGCGGATGAATCACCACTTTTTCAAACGACTTGATAAACTCAATACCGTCTTCCACGCTGCCCTTGCCCTTAACGGCACCCACGATGCGAGGCAAACCATGCCGCCGCAAATAACTGATGCTTTCAGGGCGTGCGCTATCCGCCCGCACCACGTACCGCTCAATATCAGGCATCGCTGCCTGCAATACCGCCGCAGTGTCGTCCAATTCAATGCCCACGCCGCCTGCTTCGCGCTCAATATACAACTTGTTATCGTGAATCCAGCATTGCACCGCCGCCGTTGGGTCTTGCGAAAAGCCAAAGTCCAAGCCGAAATACGCCCCGTCCCAATTTTCGCTCGGCACAAACTCCGCAATCTCATACTTGCCTTTAAACACCTGCGCGTCCGATAACTCGTAATACGCGCCTTCCCAAATCCACGCATAGCGGGCAGGGTCAAGCGTTTGCTGCTGATGCCGCCGCAACTCTTCCAATTCAGGCGGGAAAAACGGATTGTCGCCGTAATTCATCTCCACAATGCACGAACGCGGCGGCGGGTTTTTACGAAAACGCCTATCCGTCGCGCTGCCATCGGTTTTCGGATTCCAAATCACCCAAATTTCCGACTTCGGCGCACGAATGGTCGGCTCCAACACTTCCCACGCCGCTTCCGAGATGTCTTCTGCTTCTTCCACGACGCACACATCAATTTTCGCCAGCGATTTAACCGACTGGATATTGTTGCGCAGCCCCTTAAACAGAAACTCCGTGCCGTTGCGCCCGCGTATATAGTCCACGCCCACATCATAGGCAGCTTCCAACCACGGTTCGGATGCAATCGCCGCCTTCAACTCCGCGTAGAACGATTCCTTGATGGAATTCTGAAATTCCCGCGTGCACAAAAAACGCAGCGGCTCAACAAGGCCCCATATCGCCGCCATCTTGGCAAAGTTAAACGACTTGCCCGAGCCACGCCCGCCCCACGCACCGCGAAAACGCAATGCGCCACGCGGCAGCCTGAAAACCTGTTTGATTTTCGGCGGCAGCTTAACCTGTACTTTCATCGTCGCCCACCGCAACCAGTTCAATCACCGTTGGGGTCATGCTGCCGTCCGATGATTTCATATCGGTTTCTACTTTGTCGGAATAGCCGTGCTTGGTCATCAGCATTTTGGCAAAAGCAGCGTTAAAGTCGCCATTTAAACCGCCGTCTATCAACAACATTTCCTGCGCGGTGGCGATGCACTCTAAGATGTCATTAAATTCATTATTCTGCTTCGCCCATTCGTACATCACATTGCGGCTTTTACCCAATGCAAATGCCAAACCTGCCACGCTTGGCACGGCGTTTCCCTGTTCTTTGTAGCCGCCTTTGAGATACAGCCACGCTTTTTCAATCACAGTTTCGTTTAATTCGCAAGGTCGCCCGACTGGGCGTTTGCTTTTTCCGCTCATATCAAGCTCCTTTGGGTAACAAAAAAGCCGCCCAAAGGCAGCCTGAAAATGAAAATCGGAGAAAGCCAAACGTAACTTTCTCCGAAATATAGCAAAATTGTACTAAAAAACTCACACCTAATCAATGATTTTTCGCTCTTTAAAGCACGTTTGCAGCTTAAATCTCGCTTCCTGTTCCCAAGCCGCCAAATGCTTGCAAATACGATCTCGTTTGCGCTGAAAAGTCATGTCGTGCAGATCGTATTTATCCATAATCGCCACCCGCTTAGGCATCTCGCTGTAAATATGGCGCAACATATCCGCTGCCAGATACACATCATCGCAAATCTTTTTCGCCACCAGCACGCCAGCAATAATCAGTAAGCCGTCCAATTTGCCGTATTCGCATTCCACCACGGCAACCAACAACGGGCTATTCAGGCAGCCTGAAACCTGCGAGCGTATCATCGCCGCGTTGGCGTGCCATTCCGCCTGTGTTAAACCGCTGCTGCTGGGGCAATCACCCTGAATATGGCTAATCACGCTTGCCGTGTTGCCGCGCGGCTCAATCATCACGCTGCTGATTTTGTACACCTGCGATAGGCACTCATCCAAATTACGATACATTCCGTTCCTTTCTCCAACGTTCCCAATACTCATCCGCTTTCGCTTCAAACCAAGCCGCCGCATCATCGGTAACAAGCCCGTTCGCCGCCAACACATACGCCTCCCCGTGCCGGTGCTGCATGGCATGTTCCGCGTGCGTCAGCGGCACCCCAGAAAACAACGGCTTGATGCCCACGCCGCTGCCGCGCGACACACGGCGCACATGGGCAAACTCGCAGCGCCCTTCGCCGTCTATCCATTCCGAAAAGCAGCCTGAAACACAGCTCGGCTGCCGTCGCACCCATGCCTGAAAATCTTTATCAGTATTCAAAAATCACTCCTTGCTCTGCTGCCCATGCTTCAATCCGCGTTTGGTAATCCGCCATCTGTTGCGTGTTCAGCTTGGTTGTTGATAATCCGATTTTTTGGATTTCGCCATTTGGTAACACCCGCTCATCGCAGCCGATAAACTGCTGTTTAAAATATTCGTGCCACATATCCGCTTCATATCGCCGCCCATCCAGCCAAACCTGCTCGGCGATTTGGTTATACAAGCTCCACAAGCGGCGGTTTTGCTCATAGCTGCGTTTGGCTTTGTAGGGGCGTATTGTGATTTCCAAATCGCCGTGCGCCGCCAGTAGCTCGGGGACAATGTTTTTGTATAGGTTTTCAAACAAAGGGCGTTGGTTGGACACTTGGCAGCGGAATTTGCGTTCATTCATTTCCGCCCCCAAACCAACATCGCCGCATCGCGTCCATGCTCGCTGCTATGCTCCGTCCAGCCCGTCAATTGGGCAAACGCCTCTTTGGATAGTTTGGTAGTATTGGCGGCGGGCGACACCATCTCAAAGCTGATCACATTGGGATATTGCTGCTGCAAGTCGCGCAAATAATCTTCCCAAATCTTCGCATCGCGTTTTACGCTGCCTGCGCCTTGCAAGGCTTCGCGTCCTTTGTTGCCAAACCATTTGCGCTTGCGCGCATCCTCCACCACGATATGCAGCTTTTCGCCGTCCCTGATGCAGCCTGAAAGCGCATGGCACACTTCGTTGATGGCGCGGTGGATGGGCAGCGTTAGCACGTTGGTTAATTTGCCGTCTAGGCAATAGGCAAAGCCTGTTTTAACGCCTGTGTCTATGCCGATGTACCAAGTTTTCATTGTGTTGTTCCTTTTTCAATCTGCCAGTTGTCCGATTTCAAATCGGAAAACCTATCAACGTTATTTTTCCGATTTCAAATCGGGAAATTCCAACCGTACTCATCATGGCTACGGTTCGTGGTCATCATGCCCACGGTTCATGCAATTCACTCTCGCCCCTGCCATAATTTCGCCATTTCCAAATAGTTTTGCTCATCCTTTTCAGCCTGCGCGAATGCGGGATAATCGCCCGCCAATCGCGCCGCTTCCTTGGCTTGAGTTGCCCGCGCTGCCATTGCTTCACACCATGCTTGCGCGGTCATTGCAAACGCTCCACATAATCAACCCGCTTGGCAATCACATCATCCGAGGCAGCCTGAAACCGCCCATTTCTGCATTCGCTGTGGCAGGGAATAAACCGCCACGGCTCGCCCTTTTTGCATACCACCGATGCCGATTTCCAACCCCAGTAATCCGCTGCCGCGCGAAAGTCGGCGTGTTGGCAGTTGAGACAAATTTCAGACGGCATGGCGCACCCCTTTCAAATTTTCCAAAATGCGCGAAGTTTGGGTTAAACCCGCCTGTCGCCGCGCCGCCCACGCTTCGGGCGTTTCTTTCAATTCAATCCGCTCGCGCAAACGCATTGGCAAGCAGCCCAACACTTCCTGCACGTTGGGAAACCGCTTCTCGCCCGCCAGCGCATTGCGTTTCGCGTTCGCAAACGCAGTTCCCACCCGCGCCGTATCGTCATCGGCAAGTTGTAACCGCGCAAACTCCTTGCCCCACGAAGCCAGCGTAACGTCCCACGCATCGGCAGCGGGCGGATAGGCTAAACCACAGCCCAAAAGCTCCAACAGCCCATCCGTCATCGCGCCAAACACGCCAATGGGCAACGGCGTAATCACTTTCCCTGATAGCACCGCTTCTTTTGCCGCGCGCAAACACGCCGCCGATTGCGCCGTTGCGCTGATTTTGCGTTCAGGCAGGACGGCATGGTTGATAGCAGGCTGCACCGAAAACGCGCCGCGATTTTTGGCAGCAATCAAGCTTTGCAAAAACTTGTGTTCCCAGCCTGCTTGGTTTTTCGCATCATCACGGCTTTGCCAGTAGCCCACAAATTCCGCCAGCAATGCGCCGTAGGTCGTCAAATCCCAGTTGGGCAACATCGCCCGCTGCACCATTCGCGCCCAGTCTTGGCTTTCAGGTTGCCAAGTGGCAAACATCGCAAAATCCTCGCGCGCGGTAGATGATGAAGATATTGGTTTATGGTTTATGGTTACTGGTTCTACGCAAAATTCAGCGTTACTGTTCGTTACGGTATCGTTACGGTCATCGTTACTGCTCGCGTTACGCTGCGTTACTATTTCGTTACGGTCGTTACTATTAGCGTTACTTTCGTTACGGTGCGCCCAACGGTAAGCATGAATTTCCTTATCAATGCGCGCGTGATGCCACTTGCCATTTTTCAGCGTAAAAAATTCTTTCAACACATCTTGCAACGCCTGTTTCTCATCATCGGTTTTCAGGCTGCATTTGTGCGCCAACACATCTAAATCCTTGCTTAACGCCGCTTCCGTGTCGTAATACATATCAATCAACAGCCGATACACATAACGGGCAAGGTTGGATAAATGCCACGTTGCCCCACGAAAATCGTTAATATGAAAAGCGTAGAAATTCATACCGCTTCCTTTATTTCCAACTTCTGCGCCAGCTTCTGCAAGCCCAGCGGCGTAACCATCACTTGCTTAAACGCGTGCCCGTTTTTCTCATCGGTCCGATACTCAAACCAGCCACGCCCCAAATATTCCTGATACACGCACAACTGCTTGCCCGCATCACGAAACAGCATCTTTTTAACCAGCAGCCAATCAATAAAAGGCGTTTGCTGCCACTTCAACAGCTTTGCGCTTTCGCGTAAGCATTGCGAGCCTTTGGCTGCCCCCAAACGGGTTAAAGCCCCGCCCGCAATCTGCAACTTACGCTCCGCATCGCGCCGCGCCGTTTCCGCTTCAATAAACGCCTTGGCTGCCTGCAAAGGGTCGTTAAAATCAACTTTCAGGCTGCCTGAAAGCCGTTTCTCGCAGTCAATAAAATACTGCCGCGCCTGCTTGCCTTTGGCGTTGCGCTCCACCATACTTAACTCTTTTGCCATATCCAGCGAAAGGAAGTAATCCAAGCGATTGTGTCCACCGCGTATTGCTTCGGAATTTCCCGAAGCAATCACAAAGTCTTGATTTTCAACAAAACCATATTGACTAATGCGGTCTTTAATCCACGTGGAAAAATGGTCGCGGTTTTCTAAAAACGCATGAAGCTCACGCGCGTTTACCGTTTGTTGCGCTTGCCCAGCCACGGGGCGATTGACGAGTACAAATAATTCAGACATAATCTAGTCTCCGTTTATCAAATATGTAAGTAATTCAGTCATGCCCACGTTTGCCGCGTGGGTTTTTTCTTTGCGGTCTCTCCCGCCGTCAGGCTCTCTCGCCTTGTCGTGGTAGAATGGAAGTCCGACCAACCATTCCCACGGAAAAAGGAAGCTATGAATGTGCACGCATACAACGATGCGATAGAACTAACCAAAATTATTTTGGAGAACAATTCATCACTACTTGTCGCCAACGACAAAACTGCTGATAAGCAAGCCGAGCGTCTTGCCGCGTTTATCCAAGTGCTTACAGAAGAATTAACGACTATTCATTCGCCTGATTGATTTGTTTCATTGCTGCAATCATTCTTGAAGCAAGGCTAATTTCATCTACAACACATGGCTCAATCAATTTTTTCAAAAGTGCTTTCTTAATCATCGCCTTGTCCTTTTTGGATAGGGCTTTTTGCTTTTTAGCCATCTCTCAATCCTCATCCGCTATCGCCTGATAATGCTCAACCATCTTTTCCGCCATAAACTTACGTTCGGCGCGGGTGACAATCGCAGCATCAGCCGGCACTAGCTTCAAATCCAGCGCAGCCAAAGCCGCGCAATACTTTTCCAAATCGCCATCTTTCAGGCGGCTTAATCTTGTTTCCGAAATGCCCGACGCATCCGCCACGCGCTTTTGCGATACCACCGCAAGCGCGTGCAATATTGCGCGTTCGTTCTTGCGGGCGATTTCTTGTTGAGCGGGGGATAATTCGGTCATACAGAAACAACCTTTGATGCCTTGCCAAGCTCGCCATTCTTTAATCTTTCATCCAAAAGAATCAGGCTTCTAGCAATCTCAAAAGATAAACGTTTTCCGCGTTTGCCCTGGCTTAAAAAAGCGATTTGAGATTGAGAACACCCTGCAAGATTGGCGATTTCTGCTTGCGATAACCCAGCATCGGATAGGTTATTCACAATAATTTGCCATTTATTCATGTGTGCAATCACTTATCTAGTAAATTGCCCGCAATTTAATCACATTTGTGTTAGTTATGTCAAACACCATTGTTATTGCCTTATTAATTACAATCGTAATAATTCAACTAGAAAGGGATAAGTTATGACTTTTGCAGAAAGAGTTAAGGCAAGACGAATAGAACTTGGATTGAGCCAAGCCAAACTAGGCAAGCTGGCAGGGAACGTGCCACAAAGCACGATTGGACAAATTGAAAACGGCAGAAATAAAAGTACAGCCAAAATTGTAGAACTGGCGGAAGCATTGCAAACCAGCGTGGAATATTTATTACATGGCAAAGAGGAAGCAAGCCCGCCTGCCATCACCAACGTTTTTGACAACAACGTAAACCTAGCGCTCAAACACATACTGCACCGTATTCCCGTTATATCATGGGTGCAAGCAGGTTGCTGGCGCGGCATAGAGCATTACAGAGACGACGACTTGGAATACATAGAAATTACCACCGACATCAAAGATGGCTTTGGCTTGCGCGTGCAAGGCGACAGCATGATGCCCGAGTTTGCCCAAGGCGACATCATCGTGGTTGCGCCCCATGCGCAGCCTGAAAACGGCAGTTATGTGGTCGTGGTGCAAGATGACAAAGCCACCTTTAAAAAACTCGTTTACGACGGCGCAAAACCCTATTTCAAGCCGCTCAATCCACAATATCCCATGCTGGAATCTAACGAAAACACCCGCATCGCGGGCGTGGTTAAGCAGAAAATCAAGCTGTATTAAATCCGCATCATCGGGCGTTTTGGTGGAGCGTGCTGGATTAGCAAATCCCAAAATAACAGATTTACACGTTATTTTTGAGAAAAAAGGCAGCCTGAAAATTGCTGGTGGTTAAGCAGAAAAGCTGTATTAAATCAAATCGTTTTGGTTGGATTATCCTGCTACACATAGACGTAACGGAGCAGAAAATCAAAATTTAGACAATAGGAGACAACAAAATGACATCAGCAGAAAAAATAGAACAATTAGAAAAAGAAATAAAAGAAAAACAAAAGATTACCGAGCATGAGATACGGGAATACCCCGTGAGTGTTATCGTAGATAAATTTATCAATGGGCTAGAAACAGACGAAGCGGAGTTATACATCCCCGACTACCAACGAGAGTTTATTTGGTCGCAAGAACAGCAATCTAAATTCATTGAATCGCTGTTTTTGAATCTGCCTATCCCTTATCTATTTGTAGCCGACACCAACGACAACGACGACGGGCGCATCGAAATTGTAGATGGCAGCCAGCGCATCCGCACGTTGGTTAGCTTCTTAACCAATGAGCTAGAACTATGCGGGCTGAAAAAAATCCCATCTGCCAATGGGCTGCGCTATGGCGATTTACCCAAGTCTCGCCAACTGCGTTTCAATCGCAAAACCCTACGCATGATTGAATTAACCGAACAGGCAGATGAAGAAGCACGCCGTGAAATATTTGCCCGTTTAAACACAGGCGGCACCAAGTTAAACGACATAGAAACACAATTTGGTTCAAGCAATGAGCCATTTTATCAATTTATCCGAGAGCTTGTCCGCGATACAACGGGAAAGGACGGTTTATTTCGTCAACTTTGTCCTATTAGCAAAACTCGAGAATCACGCAGAGAGTATGAAGAATTGCTGCGTCGATTTTTTGCTTATGCCAACGATTACCAAAACTTCAATAATCGAGTAGATGAGTTTTTAGAGGGCTACGCTAAAAATGCAAACCATGATGAGAACAAAGATAGGCAAGAATTTGAAACGATGCTGAACTATATTGAAGCCACATTTGGCGAACTGGGTTTTCGTAAAACGCCCAGCAGCAAATCCGTTCCTCGCATACGCTTTGAAGCTTTATCCGTTGGCGCATTATTAGCATTGCGTGCAAACCCTAATCTTTCCACCAATCAAGATTTAGGCTGGCTCAACTCCCCTGAATTTATCAAACACACCCGTTCCGATGCCAGCAATCATCGTAGCAAAGTCATTGCTCGGATTGAGTATGTGCGCGATAAATTGTTGGAGAATGGTCATGAATGACTGGCAAGAATTGCCACAAGTTAGCAGCTTGTTTGATGATAAAGTATCAGAGATAGAACAGCATTTGGCATTATTAGATATATTGCTTGGTCGCAATGTTCGTATTCAATATGAACACGCTTCCATTGCACATCACATTGAAAGAGAACAAGGACATCCATTTAAAGCTGGCGCAGTATTGATGATTTATAATTTTATGGAATCCATCAGCACCGCCTTGATGCAGGATATTCACGCGCATATTAAAAATAATATTGGTCATCTAACCTTGAATGATTTACATGCTGAATTGAAAGATTGTATTGTAAATCACGCAAACAAAAATGAATTGCTAAAAGGGTACATACAAAATTATCAACACACCAAACATAATTTAGATAAACTGATGATTATGGGCTGGATGGAACAATGGGCAAAAGAACATTCTGCCACAGATAATAATCAAACGTATCCAAAATGGTTTAATGGCAACGTTGATGTGCGCCAAATCCAGCAAAGTTTGCAAAATTATGGACTGGTCTGCAATAGCTTTAACAACCTTAAACAAGGCAAAGCAAAATCTTTGTTAAAAATAAAATCCGCGCGTAATCAATTAGCACATGGCAGTGCAACGTTTACCGAATTTGGGCAAAATAAAAGCCTTGATGACATCAAACAGGATTTTGACAACATCAAAGGCTTTTTCCAAGGGCTATTGAATATAATCAATCAACACCTTATTTCGCAACGCTATCTGCAAAGCTACTTACGAAGCTCAACCCAATAATCTGCCCCAAACGCACAGGAACAGCATTACCAATCATCTTAGCAATGGCGCGTATATTTTCAATACGACTAGGTTCGGTAAATTGATAATCCAAAGGGAATGTTTGAAACAATGCCGCCTCACGCAAAGAAATGGCACGGTCTTGTTCAGGATGGCCAAATCGACCATTTCCCAAACCAATGCACAGTGTTGTCATGGTGGGTGCGGGCTTATCCCACTCCATGCGCCCATACACGCTGCCATAAGTCTGCCCACTGCTTTTTTGATGGCATTTTAAGCGCAATTTCTCGGGCCAATCCCGCCAAGTTCCCCCAGCTTTTGAAGCGCGTATCCGTTGTAAATTTAAATCACTTAACTTCGCACATCGATGAAGCCTATCTTGCGTATGTTGTTCCCCCGCGGTCAATTTAGGCAGCCTGAAAATCGTATCCCGCACCGTAATAGGTTTATTATGGCTGGGCGGCAGCAATTTTACTTTACCGATTTTTGAAGCCAACAACACATGTCGATGTCGCATTTGTGGCACCCCATAATCCGCGCAATTAACCTTATTTGCCCAAATTTCATAGCCCTGTTCTGCCAATTCGCGCACAAAATCATGATAAACCTGATGCTTGGTAACATCGGGCACATTTTCCATCGTAACCAATTCAGGCTGCACCTCTTTAATCAAACGTGCAAATGCGTATAACAACGGCCATTTTTCATCTTGGCGCGTATCTCGTCCTTGGTTATAAGTAGAGAAAGGCTGACATGGCGCACAGCCTGCCAACAAGCGTACAGAGCCTTTTGAATAATGCGCCATCACTTCATCTGCCGATAATTCCTGCACATCTTTGGCAATAAATTTTGCCCCTTTATTGTTATGCTCATACGCAAAAGCGCAACTGGCTTCAATGTCATACCCAGCTTTGACCACAATATCCGCTTGACGCAATCCCGCCGTTAAGCCGCCTGCGCCACAAAACAAATCAACTGCTTCAATTTTCATTTTTCGTCTCTTTTAAAGAATCTTGAAAAATTATGCCACAGAGCACGATAAAAATCGAGTTTTAATTATTATCGCCCCCGTGGCGGTTTTTTTGCGCCTTGCGAAAACTTTGTTTTGTTTAAAAACAAGAGGATAGTGTTTCTATCACAATTTCTAAACACATTTGTGTTTACTTTTATAATCACATTTGTTATTATTCACCCATCGCAACAAACAACAGCAAGGAGCAACAAAATGACCCTAGCTGAAGCCCTAGCCAAGATTGAGCAACACAAAGAGCAACTCAAACAGCCTAAGCAAGATTATCAACCCCAACCCAAACAAACCCGCAACCAAGCCCGCGCCCAATACAACTTTATGCGCGGGATGCCATAAAGGAACGCCACCATGTATTCAAGTCCAGCCAACACAGGCTACGCCGACAACTACTGGAGCTGCCAAGACCCAAGCTACTACGACGAGCCAACCAACCGCCATGGCGAACTATACGGCGAATGGCAAGCAAGGATAGAACGCAACTACCGCGCCGCCGCCATCGCCCAAATACGCTACGAGCTAGAACGCTACGGCGATTGCCAGCAAGAACTAGCCGAGCTAGCAGCCGCCGAAGCAGGCAACGGTGATGCCGACACCGAGCAATACATTTGGGAAATGATTTTAGAAATCGCCAAAGCCAACCACGACACCTTTTAAGGAAAGCACCATGAACACAGAAATTCAAGCATTAAGCCAAGCACTAGCCTACACGTACAGAAAAATCCACAAGCTAGCAAACCTATGCCAGCAATACGGCCCCGGCAGCTACTTGCAAAAATGCCAAGACAACAAAGGGCTATTTGCTATCACGCTACACATTCGCCAAACAAGCGGACACTACGAACACGCAGATTTTGGCATAGAACCCGCCGATTTAACCGCCGCCAAAGCATGGATTAAATGGCATCTCAAACACAAAAATGTATCCCCAAACCACCCCATTTGACGGCAAAACCACCTTGCTGATTAACAGCGGCAGGCGCACCGAGCCGCTGCCTAAAATCAAAGCACCCAAAAGCAACGCCGCATTCGGCAAGGCGGAAAGAACACAAGTTACTTGGCTATTCCGCCAAGCATGGCGAGAAGCACAAGCCAGCCACGACACGCAAGCCAGCATCATCTTTACCCAAGCATGGCAACGCAGCCTAACCAGTAAAGCAAGCAAACTCAACAGGCACAACTGCACGCCAGCAGATTGGAATTTAGCCATTGACTATCTTTTTGGCACGGAGTGCATCAGAAACCCCGACCCACTTTTTACCACAACGAAAGAAATACCATGACCGTCATCACCCTCAAAGACACCGACCCCATAGAAGCCCACCTAGGTAGCCTGAAAACATGGAAGCGCGATGCCAAAAAGTTCAAGCAAACCGCCACCTACGACCTAGCAAGCGACAGCATCAACATCATCAACAAGCTACGCAAAGAAAACGAAGCACTGCGAAAAGGCGCGCCCGCAGTCGGCAACTTCACCCGCACCCCCGCCGATTTAGCCTTTTCCAACTACATCCGCGCCCGCGCAGGCTACCGCTGCCAACGCTGCGGCACACAATACCCGCCCAAATCCAACGGCTTGCAATGCAGCCACAACTTCTCACGGCGATACTACAACATCCGTTTCCACCCCGATAACGCCCTCGCCCTCTGCCACAACTGCCACAACTACTGGTTTAGCAAAGACATAACCAAAGCAGCGCGATTTTTGGAAGAGACCGTCGGCAAAAACAAACTCGCCGAACTAGAACGGCTCAAAAAACAACCCGATGCCACCAAAAGGCCCCCGCAAAGCGAGCTAGATGCCATCGCCGAACACTATCAGCAATTGATTAAAACCATTCAGGCAGCCTGAAATGAAATACTTTTACCCCCAACAGGAAACCACCCCCATGAAAACCCGCATCACCGCAGCCCTAATTTTCGGCTTTGTCTTGGGCGCATTCAGCGCCGCCCAAGCCACCAAACCCGAAACACAACCCAAACCGCAGCCCGTCATCAAAACCTACGACTGCGACACGCTGGGCGACATCCCGAGCGACTTGTACTTTGAGCCATCCGCCGCCCATCCCATCCAACGCCTGCGCGACCAATGCGAGCAGCAACGCAATGCACTTATGCTGCAAAAAACATGGGACAAAGACCCCACCGCAGGCGTGGTTTTGGAAGAAACGGAGTAAAAAAATGGATTTTTACATTAAGGTAATACGCTACCTAACACTTGGCGGCGAAAAAGGGAAAAAATTTATTTTTGTTGTGAATGATGAAGAAAAATTTGAAGAAAGTTTCTCAAACAAAGAAATAGACGAGCTCAATATTGATAACCCACATCAAATGTTAGCAGGCGATTGGGTAAATGCAATCAATTCAAAAAATTGGTTTTTGTCAAAAGAAGATAAGGCATTTTTGGCTTTTTTGGACGAAAACGAAGAAAAAATAAACGATGCTATTGCCAGAGCGAATATATCCAAGTTGCAGCGCGAACTTAAATCTTGGGAGAGGTATCTATTGGGGCAAGACCATGAATAGCTGGACACGCCTACTTACCCCAACCGAGCTAGAAAAAACCTTCAAACCAGTGGGCAACAAAGTGCCCCACTACAAAAAAACCGTAGAAATCCGCGCCCCCAACGGCGAAATCCAACGCTTTGACAGCGCCATGCAAGCAGCGAAAAACACAGGCATCAACCACACCACCATCGCCAAACGCTGCCGCACCCACCACACCGACAAACAAGGCAACCAATACCGCTACATCTAGGAGCAAACCATGAACAATTTTCTAACCCAACGCAAAAAAGGCATAGGCGGCAGCGACATCGCAGCCATTCTAGGGCTATCCCAATTCAAAACCGCCCTAGATGTGTACCTATCCAAAACCACCGAACAGCCCGAACTGCAAGGCGAGCATCTGTATTGGGGACACGCCCTAGAAAACCCCATCATAGACCGCTTTGTCCAAGATACAGGCGCAAACGTCATCAGGCAGCCTGAAATGCGCCGACACCCCGATTATGAATGGGCAATCGCCAACGCCGATGCCCTGATTGTGGATGGCGCAGGCACTCTACAAGCCATCCTAGAAATCAAAACCAGCAGCGCATTCAAAAGCCGCGAATGGGGCGCAGACGACACCGACGAAGTACCGATTGAATACATCGCCCAAGTCCAATGGTATATGTGGATATACGATGTGCAAGAAGCCTATTTAGCCGCGCTGATTGGCGGCAACCAATACCGCCAATACCACATCAAACGCGATGACGAACTGATTGCCATGCTCGCCGAAAAAGCCCAAGCCTTTTGGCAAAACCACGTTATCCCCCGCATCCCGCCCGAGCCACAAAACGGCGAAGACGCGCAAAAGCTGTATCCACACGACAACGGCGACACCGCCGAAGCCGACAGCGCCACCCTAACCGCCTATGCCGAATTGAGAGAACTCAAAGCACAGGAAAAAGAACTCAAAGCACAAATTGCCGCAAAGGAAGACCTGCTCAAAATCAAAATCGGCAACTATTCCACCATGCAAGCAAACGGCAACACCCTGTTCACATGGAAAACCCAAAGCAGCAGCCGCTTTGACAGCAGCGCATTCAAGAATGCCCACCCCGATTTATACCAGCAATACACAAAAACCAGCGAAACCCGCGTATTGCGCCTGAAATAAAAAAGCCCGAAACCAAAGTTTCAGGCTGCCCAAAGGAATTAAATAAACAACTCACACCGCATCAAACTGCGCTGCATATCATCGCGCTCAAACGCACTCGCAATCTTGGGCATCTCCCGCAGCAAGGCTTTGTGTGTGCGGCGCAAAAACAAACGGCTTTCCATCGGCAGCGTGCGCAGCGTTGAAGCCTTGGCATAACCCAAATCAGACAACGGCGCAGCAAGCTCACGCAGCAAACCGCAAGCCCAGGCGCAATAGTAAGTTACCGTTGCCAACTCGCGCAGTTCCCTTTGGCTGAATTGAATAGGCGCATCCAACACTTCGCCGGTCAGCGTCAAACGATGCACATACTCCACCGCAGCAGGGATTTGTTCGGCGGGCAGATGCTCAATTTTCTCCACGCCGAAACGCTGATGCACCATTTTGTAAGCGGTTGAATAATCAATGCCGCGCGCGCCCACAAGGGCAGATACAGCTTGACGCAATGGCGTGCGCTGGTCGGCAGAAGTTTGATTATCCAATTTCAGGCTGCCTGAAAGAATTTGCTCAATCTGTTCATCGCACCAAACAGCGAAACGCGGGTCAAGCCAGCGGGCGAAATGGATAGCGAGTTTAGGATGTAGCCAAGTGCCGCCACCGTTTTTGGATGAACCGCCTTTTACGATAACTAACTGATTTTCATCAATTACACTTTTTAGCGTATTTGACAAATGTTCCGCCAAAGCAGCGATATATTGTTGAGTTTGTTCAGTTTTAAGATAAGTTTCAGGACGTTTGTGGAAATGCTTTGCAATAGCAGTCGCATTCAGAAAACCATTTTGATTGAAAGAAACGGCGATGTCGCCAAAAGATTTAACTAAGTTCATTTTGAACTCCTTACAGTTTAATTTAGGAAAATGCCCAAATAGGGCGGGGGTGTCCTAACACTCTGTAAGCAGTGTCCGAGCCCTTACGGGTACTCGCACCCCCAAAGGTTTAGGCAGCCTGAAAATATCAAACCGCCCGTTTTCGGGGTGTGATGTGCAAATTGTTGCAGCAACAAAAAATCACGTTGGCAGACGTGAAAGCTGCTTACAGGTATTTAGGAACGCACATCATACCCCACCCCAACCCCTTTATCAACAGGAGACCCACCATGTCCACCCAAGCCCTAAAAAACGCCATCACAAAAGCCAAACCGCTTTCCGAGCGCACCATCGCCGACCTGATGAGCGATGCCAAAATCAAAGCGCAAATGGCATTGGCCCTGCCCAAACACATGACCGCCGACCGCCTCGCCCGCATCGCCACCACCGAAATGCGCCGCGTGCCCGCCTTGGCAAATTGCAGCCCCGAAAGTTTCCTTGGCGCGATTATGCAATGCGCCCAACTGGGCATAGAACCCAGCAACAGCCTAGGGCACGCCTATCTCATCCCCTTTGGCAACGGCAAAGACAAACAAGGGCGCGCCAACGTGCAACTGATTATCGGCTATCGCGGCATGATTGATTTAGCGCGCCGCAGCGGACAAATTGTCAGCCTATCCGCCCGTGCCGTATATGAAAACGACGATTTTTCCTACGAATACGGCTTGCATGAAGACCTAACCCACAAGCCCAGCGAAGACGGCAACACGGGCAGCCTAACCCACGTTTACGCCGTTGCCCGCCTGAAAGACGGCGGCATACAGTTTGAAGTCATGAGCCGCGCCCAAGTAGATGCCATCCGCGCCCAAAGCAAAGCAGGCAACAGCGGCCCGTGGCAAACGCACTACGAAGAAATGGCGAAAAAAACCGTTATCCGCCGCCTATTCAAATACCTGCCTGTATCCATAGAAATCCAAAAAGCCGTGGGACTGGACGAGCAAGCCGAAGCAGGCATAGACCAACAAAATGCCGCCTTTGCCTATGGCGAGATTATTGAAGCCGATTACAACATCGTGAACGAGCCGCCGGCAGAAGCGCAGCCTGAAAAACCCACGCTAAGCGAAGCCGAATTTAACGCCATCGCCGAGCAAGTCAAAACAGGCGATGCCGAATACGAACAAATCATCGCCCAATATGATTTGACCGCCGAGCAAAAAGATTTGCTGGATAAATTGTAAATATCTCGGCGGTATTTGCGCCGCCGATGTGGAGTAAACCAAATGGAAGAAAGCGAAATTTGGCGAGATTTTAGAAAAGCCAAACAAGAGAAGCGACACAACAACTTAATCCAATCAACAGAGTTGCTTAAAGCAAATAACGTTGATTTTGAAAGTAAAAATTTCGGTATTCATCTTGTTATCAATACCACGCCAAAAATTGATTTTTATCCCAGCACAGGCAGGTGGACTATTCGCGGCGGCGCAACACGACGTGGAGTAAAAAGCCTACTGAAATATATAGAAAGACAACGTTATGACAGTCAATAAAGTAATCCTTGTCGGCTATTTGGGGCGCGACCCCGAAGTTAGATATATGCCCAACGGCGATGCCGTATGCAACTTTTCCATCGCCACCAGCGAAAGCTGGAAAGACCAAAGCGGGCAACGCCAAGAGAGAAGCGAATGGCATGCGATAACCCTATACCGCAAACTCGCCGAAATCGCAGGGCAATACCTCAAAAAAGGCAGCCTAGTGTGCATAGAAGGCAAAATCCAAAGCCGCAAATACACCGACAAACAAGGCATCGAGCGCACGGCATACGACATCATCGGCAACGAAATGAAAATGCTCGGCTCGCGCGGCGGCAACCAACAGCAAGGCGGTTATCACGACGATGCGGGCTATGCCCCCGCGCCGCAGCAAAACTACGCGCCGCAGCCGCAACAGCCATACGCGCCGCAACAGCCCGCTTACGACGCGCCGCCTCCTGCCGCGCCCACCCAACGCCAAGCGCCTGTTGCCCCCGCCGCGCCGGTGGACGATATTGACGACGATATTCCGTTCTAAACACAGGTTCACTGTTAAGGCAGCCTGAAAAGCAGCATGGCGTTGCTTTGGCAAAAGATAGCCGCAGATGCTGCTTAGCGTGTCTGCGGTTTTGTTGTGCGCCAAAGGCAGCCTGAAAACGAACCCAGCGCGTTTTAGGCTGCCCCAACCCGCCGCCCCAGGCAGCCTGAAAACCCATCAACCCACAAGGAAACCGATGATGAAATACCGCGACCTGCGCGAATTTATCCAAATGCTCGAAGCCAAAGGCAGCCTGAAACGCATCGCCGCGCCCGTTTCGCCGCATTTGGAAATGACCGAAATCGCCGACCGCGTGCTGCGCGCCGAAGGGCCGGCCTTATTGTTTGAAAACGCCGTGCGCCCCGATGGCAGCCGCTACGATTTTCCCGTGCTCGCCAACCTGTTCGGTACACCCGAACGCGTGGCGATGGGCATGGGCGCAGACAGCGTTGCCAAGCTGCGCGAAATCGGGCAGACGCTGGCATATTTGAAAGAACCCGAGCCGCCCAAGGGCATCAAAGACGCATTCTCCAAGCTGCCGCTGTTAAAAGACATTTGGAGCATGGCACCGAACGTGGTGAAAAAAGCGCCGTGCCAAGAAATCGTGTGGGAGGGCGGCGAGGTGGATTTGACGCGCCTGCCGATTCAGCATTGCTGGCCTGAAGACGTTGCCCCGCTGGTAACCTGGGGCTTAACCGTAACGCGCGGGCCGCACAAAAAACGGCAAAATCTCGGCATCTACCGCCAGCAGCTGCTCGGCAAAAACAAGCTCATCATGCGCTGGCTCGCCCATCGCGGCGGCGCGCTGGATTATCAGGCGTTCCGCAAAGAAAACCCCAGTGCGCCCTACCCCGTTGCCGTGGTGCTCGGCTGCGACCCCGCCACCATTCTCGGCGCGGTAACGCCCGTACCCGACACTTTGAGCGAATATCAGTTCGCCGGCTTGCTGCGCGGCTCGCGCACCGAATTGGTGAAATGCATCGGCAGCGATTTGCAAGTACCCGCCCGAGCCGAGATTGTGCTCGAGGGCGTGATTCATCCCGACGAAACCGCGCTGGAAGGCCCCTACGGCGACCACACCGGCTATTACAACGAGCAGGACTACTTCCCCGTGTTCACCGTCGAGCGCATCACCATGCGCGAAAACCCGATTTACCACAGCACCTACACCGGCAAACCGCCCGACGAACCCGCCGGATCGGGCACGGCGTTGAACGAAGAGTTCGTGCC